AAGCGACGGCGCACGCGGTTGCCTGAGTCGGCACGGTCAAAAAGGGGAAGGCCCGACGCTTCGGCGTAGTTCCCCTGCCCGGTAACGGGTTGGCTACGGGCATGAGCGTCACGCATACCGGTACGCGTGATGCTCGGAATCCCCCCACTGGTGGAGTCAGCTCCGACTCTCGCACACGTGCGAAAGCTGATCCCCTTCTTGGGCGGGAAGACCAGCTTCTATGTATCCCTGGTCTATCACGCTGGCCCACTCATTCTTGCGGCCTTTCGAGTGCCGATCTCGGAGGCCGAAATGCTCACGATGCAGCAGGTCATGGGGAACGCGATCGGATCATCCGCCTTGCCGAAGGTTTGGCGTCCCCAACTTCTATCGGGGCTCCGTGCTCTCTACGATCGGACCCCGGCGATGCCCTCTGCGGAACGCTTCGCGCGTCTGGAACTGGTGCCGTGGACCTTCGCTCTCTCGCAAACCTCCTTTCGGCGGCACGAGCGAACATGTTCCAGAAACTACCTGATATCGCGAGGTACGTGCTGCTTGGCTTCTTTGGCTCGGCAGGCCTTTCTGCTCTGCGGCGCAGAGACGGCGTTTACGTGGTCTGCGACGTACGCCCCGACGCCGCCGGAGCAGAGTGCTTCGGCCACCGAGTCTACACCATGCGAGGCCTCTGGCCCGAGCTCAGGGCTCCCGCCGACGTCCTCCCCTGTCGACTGCACGTCGTCCAAGTCACCACGACATACCACCGCGACTACCACCTTGGCTACGACAACACAGCCATGCGCAACAGACTCGGGCACCTTGCCGACGTCGACAAGCGCTACGAGATGCACTGCGCCTGCCGCGGCGGCCCCTACGAGTGGGTCACCTTTGGCGCCGGCAACCTCCGCCGCTACTACCCAGACGTCTTCAGTCCCGGGGGCCCCTTGCCCATCATCGCACCGGACGCCACCATGCCCCCCGGGGTGCACGAGCACGAGATTGCCAAGGCCGTCTGGTGCACTGGGTCCACGCCGTCTGCGATCCTTCGCGCAATCGGCCGTGCGGGCTGCTATGACGCTAACGCTGTACGAGCCGCCCAGAACGGGGGAAGAGACCCCCACGATGATTGGGTGCGCGACGGAGCATACTACGAGTACCCGGATGACGCGTCGGACTTTTCAGGTCCTGCAAGCGTGTGGGGCGGCGAGGAGGAGGACGACGACCCGATGCCTGGAATGGCTGGAGGGGCCCCCCTGCACGCCCTCGTCCCACTCAGCTTCCGGTTCCCGGACAACCATCCGACAAGAGCAGGCGAGATCGTCAGCCTCACCTCGACCACCTACGCGACAACCAGCGACGGATCCCCAGTGCGCTACGGCGAGAGACGGTTCAAGACCAACAGCTGGGGGTCCCCACACCCCGACCAGAGGTGGGTCTCCACGCTCTGGAGGTTCAGTGAGCGGGAGCGCGATTTCGGCACCCCCCTCAGCGAGCCCGTCGCCCAGCGCGTCGCGCCCGTTGACCCGTGGGGCGCAGGCTTCTAGCCTGGGCGCCGCGCCCGCTGGATGCTACGGGGACGCGCACGAGTGGTACGAGTACGAGGGGACCCAAAACGTGGGCACAGAGAATGGTGGGAACGAGGCACGCCACTCGGCGGAGCCACATCAAGAAGGTCCAGGAGATACAAGCCAAGAGGCCGCTCCCACCCCCAAGGAGCGCGGCTTGCCCGAAGAGAATCCGGGTGGCGCGTCCGAGTCACCTCTAGCCCCCGACGCCGCGGAGGGGGCAGCCCCGGTGCTGGACGTGCTCTCGGGCACTCCTCTTGACAACGAAGCTTGGTTCAATGATGACGGGGTCTACTTCAGGCGTAGCGCCGACGCGCTGGAGTCGGACAACCCGCGCGCCGTGCTTGTCTTGCCTTGGCACGGCGACGTCCTCATCCATCCCAACAATGCGGCTGCTGTCCGCAAAGCAATTGATGGGAGAATCACACGGAAGCAGCTGCCGTTCACTGCTTCCAAGAAGGTGCGCAAGCAATTGCGGAGCATGATCACGGCTCTTGAAGAAGAGGTGTTCACGGAGGAGGCAGTGGACAAGGCCATTCTCGAGCTCATGCCTCTGGAGGATTGCCGCAGCTCCAAGTGGTCACTGGAGCGCTTCATGGGCGCCGCGCAGCGCCTCTTGGAGAAGGCTTTTCCCTCCGTGCAGTTTTCCGCGAGCATCAAAGCTGAGCCGATGCCAGTCGGAAAGCCGCCGCGAATGCTGATCGCCGATGGCGATGAGGGCCAGGTTTGTGCCCTTTTCAGCCTGGCGGTCTTCGAGCGCATTCTGTTCACGCGCTTTAAAAAGAAATGCCTCAAGGGTCGCCCCGTCAAGGTCGCCTTCCAAGACATGTGCAAGGCCCTTCGCAGCGCTCGAACAGACGTTCACGTAATTGAAGGCGATGGCAGCGCGTGGGATACATGCAACGGTCCAGAGGTCAGGGCCATTGAGAACAGCATCCTTCGCATGATCGCCAAGCGGATTGCCTCAGTGGTCGGGAACTGGGACTGGGAATCCGCGCACCTGCAGGCCAATGAGCGCACGACGCTACGTCTGCGCCTCCCCTTCACTCGTCTCGGGGATGTGGAGTTTGAGAAGATAAAGGCCATACGCAGGTCTGGGCACCGTGGCACGAGCAGCTTAAACTGGCTCGTTAACTATGTCTTATGGCGTGTCGTGCTGTTCGGATCGACATGCTGCAAGGCACTGCACCCGGAGGTTGACAGCCTGTACTCGACACGGTTCGCCCGACAAATAACACTGCGTGACTGCTTCGAGGGCGACGACAGCCTCATCGTCGTCGATTGTGAGTTCTCCGCCGCAGACCGAGCCCGCATCTCAGAGATATGGAAGTCGCTAGGATTCAACATGAAGTTGGTGTTTCGGCCGGCCGGCACGGCCGCAGAATTCTGTGGGCACTTTTTTGCGGTCGACGCCCGGGGGCCGACGGGCTCCTACATCAGGGATATCAGGAGGGCGATTCTCAACGGAGCCCTGGCAACCCCCCCTGACGTAGGGAGTCTCGTGGGCAACAAGCGCAAGGTCCTAGACCTTGCCAGGGCGAAAGCGACGTCCTATGCTCTGTCCTTCGAGATGCTACCTACGGTGGCACACAAGTACATGAGGTACGCGGAAAGTCTCGGCGGGATGGTTGTGGACGGCGAGGCAGTGCGCCGTTTCTGCGGGGGAAATCAGACAGCAGAACGGGAGCACGAGTTTCGCGGCACATTGGAGGAATCACTCTTCACGCTGGCGTCCATTCCGGAGGACTACACCCGCGAGGTTGCTCTCCTGACCTCGTGCGGTTTCCCGACCAGCGTGACAGAGTACATGGAGTTCAGAGACATCCCTTGGGCTTTTGACCACCTGCTGGATGGGCCTCGGGCCCTCCCGCGGTCGTGGTGCTGAACTCCAACGCAGGGTGGTTGCGTCCCCGGTGGGAATTCAAGTCGCCGGTCGGGTTCGTCCCGGCGAGAGGTGCAGGGCGTATTTCAATTTTTCCAGGTAGCAACCGCCTGTCCGCGACGCCCAACCTGAGAAGGGGCCAGGAGCACCGCCTTATTCTTCGGTGGGGGCACCCCGCCACCCCCCGGAGCCTGGTGCCGCGCGCGGAGCGGCTGAGGTGAAAGCCAGCGGGGCCCGCAACAAGACCCGCAGCGGGGAACCCCGTCACGAGAGCACCCCGTCCCCGGGGCAGGCGCGGAGGCGCGTGGGTGGATTGCCTGCCAACCCTGGCTCGGCGCGCTAGCGGCTGCTTGCGAACGCATCGGGTTGGGTAGGGAGCTCCGTGGATGGTTACGGCAAGCGG